CAAACTTATTATTTTGGTTCTCTGGTTTTTCCCCAAAATACTTTTCTGCCCTGTCCATTACTACACCAATCGTGTCTATGATTACAGTCTTGTATTTATGAGGCTTTGATAGCAGGTCATCAGTCACAGCAACAAACTGTTCGTGTGTTGAGATGTTTAGTACATCAACATTCTTCCAGTCTCTTGCAATGGCAGATGCTCCACCTTCGGCATCAAGCAGGAGCACAGGGCCCATACCTTCTACCTCTGCTGATGATGCCGCTAGCCAAGTCTTGCCCCTGCCAGCATCAGCGAAAATTAGTATACTCTTTGGTGCATTGAGAGCTTCGGCTTTGTGAATAAACTTTGCAAAGCTTAGCTCTGGAAATTCGCTACTCATATTTTCCTCCATATTCCATCCTTGTATTTGACATTCTATCACATATTTGATTCACCACAAAATCAGATGAATCTTCGGCGTGTCGCTAAATGCCGACGTTGCACTTGAAGCACAGTGGGTTTGGGGCTATTGAGTCTGGGTGTAATCCGTCCTCTAGCTCCTTCCAAAGATACTTAACTCTATTCCAGAGAGCCAAGGCAATTGACTCATCATAGTCCACAGAGTACACCCAGATGTCGTTCTCGTAAGTTCCGTCTCTGTTAATGAACACAAGACTTGCCCTGTCAATCTTTGTACCTGAGTTATTTAAACCCCAAGCGTAAAGCTGAACCTGACCAATGTACTTCTTGAGAGTGTTCTCACTCTCCTCGTCTGCCTTGAGACCAGCAACCAAGTTTTGTAGTTTCTTTATCTTTGGTCTTGAGCTTGTCTTCCAGTCAATCAAATGATTAACATTAGGGATAACCAAGTCAGGCCTAGAGCTAACGACACCATAGCCATCAATCTCTCCAAGGGTAATTTTATCCTCGATAACATATTCAAAGTCATTATCATAAACACCAGTACTAATACTGTGCTCAATAAAAGAATGAATTGCAGTTCCAATTTTGCCTCCTAACCAATACTTAATCTCTGGCTCTGGCTCGTTAAGTAAAGCCTTAGCCAAGTGCTTAGTGCAAGGGTCTGATATATTGCTTGCCCCAACTTTTTTCTGCAGGTCTCTTTCAGACTTCTGTGTAAACAAGCTCACAGTAAAGTCTTTGACCTCATTATCAGTCAAGCTCATAAATCATTTCCTCCTTAGTAAAGTTGATTCCTCCCCAGATGCCCCACTCTTGTTTGCTAGCAACCCCAAAGTCGTAGCACTGCTTGAGTAGTGGACAACCAGAACATAGAATCTCTGCTTGGTCCTCGCTTACATTTTCTGGATTGTCAATGTAAAGCTTTGGTGCAACAACGCAAGGTATATCAGTTGCAGTTGCTTTGCTTATTTCCTTCTGAAGATTATACCATAATTCCTGAGAATTGTCAAGTAGCAACACGCTCTCTGGAATCTCGAATACCTGATTCTTCTCCTTCTTAGGTCTTGCAACACCGCCGTTCTTAAGCTTGTTCCTCTGATACTTTTCTCTTGCATATTGCTTTCGGCACTCTCTGCAAACCCTAGCATTATCGTAGGCTCTGATAAAAGTGTTCTCTTCGTTGAACTCGTGCCCCTTAGAGCAGTGGCTCCCTCGAACTCGCTTCTTGCCCCAAGGGTTATGCTTGTCGGCTTGCTCCCATTCGTACTGAGTCATTAATTCTTTGGCTTCTCAAACGCAAGGCGTGTGATTTCTTCAGCCGCAAGTAGAACAGCGATAGGAGCGGTAGCAGTAATAAGCACACCAATCCAAGCTCTAAAGTCTGTTAGCTCTCCATTCCAGAAGGATAGAGTGTGTGCAATATTTGCAACCACAGAGATTCCAGCAAAGGCAATTAGCCCAAGCATTGTTCTCCAAGTAGATTCTCCTCTAGCCTTGAACACAACCAGCGAGATTGTGTAAGCTAGAATCGCCGCATCTATAAACACAGCAGGTAGCCATTGGATTACCTCTGGGATTCCAGTCCATTGCGATACATCATAGATACCAGTAAAAGACACAATGAATGAGCTAACCATCAGGATACCAACTAAGATAACTGCTGTAGCTAGCACAGGAATAGCATCAGGATTAATCCTTGCGCTTTTGTGAACTGGCTTTTCTTCTACTTCTTGTTCATACATATATTTGTGCTCCCTTTCGTCGTAAATAACTTTCTCTGGTTCTTCAACTTTGTAAAATCCGTTTACCTCATTTTGTAAGTCCATATTTATCTGCGAAGTCCTCCATATCTTTTCCTAGTCTAACTATTTCTTTTCTAATTGCTTCTAGCTCTATGTCCAGTAAGTCAAGTTTGGTTTCTATATCCAAGTCTTTACTCATTACGAATCCTTTTTCCATCCGATATAAGACCTGACATACACAACACCATAAGCAATCGCCGCAATTATAAAACCATATTGTTCTGTGTTGATTGCATAAATAACCCAGAGAGATTCATTGAGTAGCAACACCCACCAACCCCAGATAGTTTTTTGACCAACAAGAAATATACCTGCTATGCCAACAATTGTCAATCCCCAAGACCAGAGTTCCATTACTGAGTCTTTACCGCACAGTTGGGGCAGGTGTCGTGGTCTGTGGTATCATAGGCTTCTCCGCACCAAAAACACTCAATCACCTGACAGCACCCCTTCAATCATATCAACCAATGCGTTAGTGTTTGATGCTAAGAATCCTGGGTCTTGCTCGTTAAAGATATCATATACCTTCTGAAGCTTCTGCCTAGCTTCTTGATTCAGAACGTGTTCAACATAATCCTCTGGTGTCCAACGTGGTGGGTAAAGCTCCTTATCCCTTTTCCATTCAAGATACTTTTCTACTTCTACTACATCTATCATTAGTCCTCCTTGGTCTCAACTGGTTCTGGGTAATTTTCCTTTAGCCATTCCTCATTCATCTTTGACATTCTTTTCCTTTCTAAGTGTTGCGTTCATCTTAATCTGTTGCTCTACAAGTGAGCTTAGTTGCCCCTCGTCGTAAGTATCTCTTGCTACAATATCATAGACCTTGACAACTTCTTTCTGTCCACGCCTACGGATTCTGTCCTGAACCTGCTGATTCAAGATATTGCTGTCGCTCTTTGATAGCCAGACGATTGTAGAGCAAACGTCCTGTAAGCCATCTACACCTTCAGCAATGGCTGGGATAACTGCCACTATGTATTTAGTGTCTCCCTCCATAAAAGCCTTCTTAGCGACCTCTCGTTGCTTCTGGCTGGCTTTTCCTGACCACTCAAAAGCTGTCCCATCTCCAAACTTCTTATTCAATCTGTTAGCCACTATCTTAGCATACTTTTGGCTATCTGTCAAGATGAACATATGCTCATCTGGCGAGTCCTGAATAATTTCCAGCAGTGCTTTATACTTGGTTGATACTGCCTCCTCGTCGAAGTAAACCTCACCTTCTGAGGATAGACTTGGCACAGCTAGGGTAATCTGCCTCAGCCTAATCCGAGTTGCGATAGGCACTTCAGCAATCAGTGGATTGTCTTTGAGCCACACAACCAAGTCAGTCTCGAACTTATCGTAAATCTTCTTCTGAGCTGGCACAAGGTCCACATACCTAGTTTCTTGAACTACCTCAATATTCTCCTTTGGCTCTAGTCTGATGTAGCAAGGCAATCTCTTAGCGAACTCCCCTGGCTGATACTCTCCTCTTACGCTATACTTGGTAAACGGAGACCACTCCATATCGCACCATCTATCTGCCCAAGACCAGAAGGACTTAGGAATCAAGGCTTCGTGTGTGGGCCATAGCCAGCGTGAGACAGCCCAGAAGCCCTCAAACTTATTGCCGTAAGGTGTTCCACTCATTGACAGCTTGAACCCTGCCTTGAGCTTCATAAGGGCTTTGAAGGACTTGCTATTTCTATTCTGTGCGAAGTGGCACTCATCAACAAGCACTAGGTCTGGCTTTATCTTTGACCAGTCCTTAGTCCTAAAATACTCACGTCCGATAAAATACCAGCCCCCCACTCCGTTAGCTAGGTTGTGCATATTCAGCGAGTTAGCTTTAGCACTGTCAATCTTATTCAGTCCATTAGCCTTGTAGTCGTTCTGCCTCTGAATAGTATCGTGCCAACCCCAGAAAGTATTTAGCGGTCCAATAACCAGCACAGTCTTAGCACCGATTCCCTTAGCAACCTCTACTCCCATAAGAGTCTTACCAGTTCCCATTAGTGATGCGTTCAGGCAGGACTTGGTTTTCTCTGCCATCATACGCTCGACAGCTTCTAATTGGTCTGGCTCTAGAGTCAGCTTAGCTAGCTTAGTCCTTTGGGACATACTCTCCCTCCTCTCCAATAAAGTGATGAAACGCAGCACCAAAGAAACCCTTAGTAAACTTCCACAACCAGACTACGATAATAGCCACAGCCACTGGTAATATAATTATGAAGGACAGAACAGAGCCGTAAGCACTTGTATTACCGCCTCTCATTATAGCCCCTCGTATGGGTCTGAGTAATCGCCGTCATCTGGCAATAGCTCCTCGTAAAGCTGTCGCAATCTTCGGTCTGCTTCTTTTATGCTCTCGAAGTATTCTCTGCCGTTAGTTCTATTGGAGCTAATCCAGAACTCTTCAAGATTGTTATCAACATCTGCCATAACATTAGTTCCAGTTATCTCAGTATAATACTCAGCAAGCTCTGATGCCTCGTCGTGTAGTTCAATCCATCTATCGTTGTGGTCGTTCCAACCCATAACTATTCCCCTCTCGCTTCTGCTAATACAATATCTTTGAGTCCCAGCTTGTATAGCTGAACCTGAATCCACATATCACCTTCGACACAGGAGAAGTTCTCTCCATCTTCGTCAATCGTGAATACGCCGTAGCCACTCAAGCCACTCTCGCCAAGCGAGTAAGCCTTGATATTGAAACTGCCATCATCATTTTTGTAGAGTTTCCACTCTGGGTGTGGGTTCAGCGTATCGCCGTTATCACTCAGCATAGCCTCATTGACCAGCTTCTTAGCTGTCGTTGGGTCTGATGAACCATAGGCGAATCCAATCTGCCTTGTGGTCTGACCAGACGCTAGTGCTATCCTGACTGCCTCAATGACAGCTTCGTGTGCCTCAGCGGTTTCATCTATAACCATCTGCTGTGCCCTCTTGCGAGCGTTGGCTAGTGCCACCTTCTCGTAGGCTCTTGCTACTCTAATGGCATTTAGCACATCATCATTTTTCTTATTACTCATATTGCCTTTCATCTTAGCATACTTCTGTCTAAATCACAAGTGTATTTAGGTAGTGATTCAAGTAGGAACTTTACCCTATCCGATAGCTTATCCCACTTGTCGAATAGAAACCCCTTCATACCATACCAGACATCATCTTCATCAAAATAATCGTCATTGTAGGTCAGGGTAAAGCTCTCAGCCTTGGTGAGCATAAATGACTCGCCGTATTCTGAGCTACTTCCGTCCTCACACACATAAGGTGCGATAAACCAGTAGTCAGTTTCCTCGCTTGGGTCTTTGTAGATATTCAAGTCCCAGTCCACCTGCTCCTCGCCTTTGCTTCTTAGCTGTGGCTTGCCTTCATAGTTCCAGAATCCACCCATTAGACTAGCTCCTGCTCTTTGATAAGTGGGAACATATCCCAGAGGTTTACTTCGCTCTGGTCCCAGTCAATATCGCCGTCCTTGTCAAATACTGCTCCAGCCTTAGCATACATCTCATTAGAGATATCATTGTGATACACTTCGTCAATAGTTTCTCCGTTCTGGATAATCTCCTGACCCATAAAGCACATACCCTCCTCAAGATACCTCAGGTCAATTCTCAAGCTAGGGAATCGCTCGCTAACTTTCTGCCAGAAGTCCCTGTTAGGTGCCCAAGCGGTCTGATAGTTCAGCCCACCTTCGCTATCGCCTTCGGTGTAATAGACTCTAGTGTCATCATACTGCTGTGATAAGTCCCACTTAGTTCCCCAGTTCTCAATGCTCCAGTCATACCAGCGTGAGTCATCTATGTAGCCCTCAGGCATAGGCACAAGGTTATTCATTAGGAACTTGACTTCTTTTGAGTCATCAAAGTCGGTTGGTGTCTTGCTTGCTTCTGTGAATAGCTCTTGTAGTTCATCAGCGTTTCCTGTAATCCATACTTCGTTCTCGCACCAATTTGGCATAATCTATCTCCTTATCCTAGTGTAATCTTTGACTTGATTAGGTTGAATACCCCTTCGTAATCCTCAGCTTCGATTAGCTTTAGTAGCCTTGACTCGAATCTGGGTGCTATGTCCATTGGGTCTATGAATAGTAAGTCCCCATAGCCATAGCTTCCGTCATCTGCTATCCAATGTCCGTAGTGGTGTTTAGTTGGCATTAGTAAAGCACCACTCCCTCTCCGTCTACAATGTGAAAGTTCTCCTCCAGTAAGCTTGCTCCCTCAGCTTCAAGTGATAGCATTAGCTCCTCAACTGAGTTTAGCATAACATACTCAATGAAACTATCAAAGTCGAACTTATTATCGTTGCCCTTGATAATCTCCAGATACTGCTCTAGTGTCTGCTTCGTGCTCCAACTGATAGTCAGTTGTGCGTTCAGGGTCTGTCCCACACGCTGTAATACGCCGTCTATGATATCGCTGTTAGTCATAGTATTCCTTTCCTGTTTCATCTTGAATCCAGATTCTATCGTAGTCAATCTCGTATGTCATCTCCATTGTTTGATAATCGCCAGAGTCAAAGTCCTTATCAGCAAGTTCCCTTGCCTCCTCTAGAGTGTCAGCTTCGACAACAGTTTCAATCCATATGCTACTTGGTCGTTGGATAGTGTATCTCATTAGCCGTTCATCTCCTTTGCGAATTGTATTGCGTCATCTAGCGTGTCTAATACCTCGCTGTAATACTCAGCTTCTTTCTTATTCCAGACCTCGAACCAGCTATTGTTTATGAACTCCAGCTTGCCGTCTTGCTCAGCCTGATATAGCTTCTCATCTGAATCTATGCCATACTCATCTAGGTCGCTAGTGTATCTTAGGATAGCTATATCTCCGTTTGGTAAGGTGTAGTTCAATCTTATCTCGCCGTTCCTGACTGCGAAATAATCCCCTGAATCATCTTTCCATACTGTCTGTGGTGATTCGCTGTCGGTGTAGAAACTGCTGTCCTGTCTGGTCATTTTGCTCTCCTCATCAGTAGGTCTTGTAGTAGCTCTAGTGCCTGTTCGCTCTCGCCAGCGTGTTCATAGTTAGCCTCCCAGTCGTTGAGAGCCTCGTTCCAGACTGAGCCTTCATAGAACTTGTGGTCTGTTGTATCGGTGTCTACATATGCCTTGCCGTCCTCGACAACGACAACGAAATGGTGCTGTAATGTCATTAGTTGTCCTCCTCCTCGTATATACTCCAGTCTAAATCGTCCCAGTTGATTCCCTTGATATCCTCTGCCAACTGCCAGCTATCTGCCAGTCTGTTGATTAGCTCATCAAGTTGCTCTGTGTCTGTCAAATTATCTGTGGCATAGCTCACTATAATCTGTCCGTAGTATCTTGGCATTAGACTAACTCCTCCTCATACTCGTAGCCCTGTGGCACTACCTGATAGAACCCACTATTCGGGTCATCAGTTCTTGGTGTTTCGCATATATCTATGAACCTCAGTCCACAAGAATCCCGATACCATTTTGATACCATTGTGAACATCTGCTCAGGTGTGTGGGTGTCTAGCGTAATGAGTGGGTCGTAGCCGTATCCTCTCATCTTGTCTACCTCTCCCTCGTCCATTAGGATATAAATCTTGTGGCAGGTATCCCAAGCGATACCCTGTGCTGTTGCTAGTGCGTTGCGAATCTCATCTGCCTTTGGTATCATTACTGCTCAACCTCCAATGTGTTTAGAATATCGTCATCTGAAAACTGCTTCTGAATTGTGTCTAGGAAATCCTCCTTGAAAATCCTAATCAGTTGCTCATCACTTGCTGTTGGATACATATCCCGATACTGTTCCTCATCAAAGTATAGGGTTAGTGAAACGCCTATCATACGCTTGCCTCCTCTGGTTCTAGTTGTAGTTCGTGGTAGTATTCATAAGCTGGTAGACTCTCAGCCCAAGCCTGAGCCTTTGGTGATAGGTTGTAAGACACTAGAGTCTTGTCATCTGTGGTGAACCACTCATCAAAGTATAGCTCCTCCAAGCTATCGAGATTGAACTTCTTGATTGACCACTCGATATCCTCCTCGGTGTAGTAATAGCTGTCATAGTCATCATCATCAGTATTCCAATCACCTTCCCTATCTAGCCACATCTGTCTGGCATAGATTCTAGGTTGGTCATCATAGCGTGGGTCAAAGCATAGGTGTAGGTCATATACCTTAGTGGTCTGTGGCTCTATCATCTGTTAGCCTCCCTTACAATCGTGCTTCTGAATATGTCTAGTTCGTGTGCTTGTGCCTTGTGCTTCTGAGCCGTATCTCCCTCAGGATTCTTAGAGTTATGATAGGAACTGTAATGCCTGTCCCTGAGTAAACATAGTGCCTTGTCAATCGTTCTTGCTTCTTGTGGCGTGAGTGATACTTGTGCCATTATGCTCTCCTTAGTTTTGGTTGTGCTAGTGCGATAAAGGTGTCTGTTGCTTCTGTGAATACAATCGGGTCTTTGATTCCTCCAACTGTCATAGTCCAGTCTGAGTTTCGCTTGGCAGGTGTCAGGTTAGCCTGAGCTGGCGTGAGTAGCTTATTGACACGCTCGATTAGCTTCAGATTCATATTGACAGACTGTTGCTCTTTGGACTCAATCAGTTGAGCCTTGACAATCACTTGGTCTAGGTCAATCTTGGGTAGGCGTGAGCCGTCATTGAGCAGGGGATAAGTGTGTCCATTATCGGTCTGGACTAGCGTGTTGGTGATAATGAATACGCTAGTGGTCTTAGCATTGTCCCTGATGAACTTGACTGCTTGCTTGTCGAGATAGGCTGTCATCTCTGGGTATGGTTCATCTAGTTCATATCTTGCTTTGGCTAGGACATACCTATCCGTAGCGTAAGCGGTCAGCATATTGGAATTGAAGTCCAGTCTGATATGCTTCAAGGTGTCTAGGTCTTTGTCGGTTAGGTCTATCATAGAGGCAACCGATAGTGCTTGCTGTGATGATACTGCTGGCATTGTATTCTCCTTTGTATTCGGTTAGTGTCATATAATTGGGTTATACTATATTTGTATTATACTATATTTTTTACTAAAAAACATAGTATATGCTCATATAGTATATTGGTATTATAGCATAGATTCTTTACATATTCAATCTTTTGGGACTTTTATTTTACATATTCGATTCATTTTGGACTGATTCTTATACCTATCTAATAAAATATTATTATATAATATATAGTATATAGCATTTATAGCATTGGTGGTGAGGTGAGTAGAAATATTTACATATCCGATTCAGGCTCGACCAGTTCCATTAGCTTTAGATTCTTGCCAAAGGCTTTCGAGGATAGTTCGACATAAGGATTCTCCATTGTCGTTCCGAGTATTTTTACTCCGACCCATTGTTCGACTGCCTGATACATAACCTGAACCAAGCCACCTGTTATCTCTGACTTGTATATCTGTCCTTCTTTGATTCTCATAACTATTCTCCTTCGCAATCGTGTCCGTATTCTAGTTCATCACAATCTGTATCGTTCATAGGGTCAAAGACTCTCGAACACTCAGGACATCTAACCTTCTTGCCGTAATCAGCTAGGTAAGCCCAGTCGTTGTCTGCCATACTATCTCCTTTTGTTTGGTCTTGCTATCTTGTTATATCTACATTATAGCATAATCCATACCTAATGTCAAATCCTAGCTCAAAATAGAATAGCGTGTCATTAGCCTTGTGAGCCTCATACAGACTAGATAGGTCTTGGCAAGGTAATCACATAGGGACTAGGCTGTTATGCCCTCTATGAGCCTTTCTCGTTTGTCAAATTGACACGCCGTTCGTTATCAAATCGTTATAAAGTCCTCAGGGCACCAAATCCATTATAGCAGAAAATCGTTTGAAAGTCAAGTGCCGTTATCAAATCGTTATAATTGCTTTTTGGGTAAAGATAAACCCTCCAGCGATAAGCCAGAGGGTCTATCCCAACCAGGAGAGGTTATGCGACAGTAAGTTCTTGATTCTCCCAAAGGTGTCCAAAGTAAGTCTTAGCCATATCCTCAAAATCCTGTCCCTTGACTGGCAGAATTGAGCCTAAGCTATCCTCAATCTCCCAGCGTTCGATAGTGTTGCCATTGGCACTTGTGTAGACTTCTAGCTTCTCGTGGACTATTGTGTAGACTTCTCCCTTGAACCAATCGTCCATAGCTTCCTCACAAGCCTTCAGGTCTACTCGGTCATCAGGGTTAGAGTAGATGATAACCTCAGCCCAGTCCCCTTGTGAGTGTCCCCTGAGCGAGGCATAGTGATAGTTCAGTCCTGCTAGATTCAGGTATAGTTCTATGGCTCTAGCCTTGCGTTCTCTCCAGTCAGTTCTAAAGCCTGAGTGTAGATTCCTAAGTAGCCTGTCAAGGTCTTTAGTTCTCTCGCCTTGTTCTATTGGGTGAAAGTTCCTAGCTATGTCTATTGTGTATACTCCGACTTCCTCGCCAATAATCCACTCTAGGTCATATTGGTCTGTGTCGTAGTATAGGTTGATTCTGTCTGTCGGTGTGAACTCGTAAGGGTCTACGCCTGTTTCTATCATAACTTCTCCTTAGTTGTGTGTTGTGTTATTCTATCATAGTTCTAGCGGATTGTCAAGTTTGGCAACCCACCATTCAGAGTTGAAAGCTATCTTCTCATCTGCCCATTGTTCAGCCTGTTCGAATGATTCGAATGTGCCGTAGTGTGTAAACCCGTCAAAGGGACTTCCTGCTAAGACTATCCATTGTTCATTCATCTGCTACTCCCTAATAGTTGTTTACGCTTTCTTGCTTCCTTGATTGTAATGGTGCGAACTTTCGCTAGTGGTGTTCGCTTGCTGTCTGGTCTAGGCATTGTCTTCTTCCTTGTCTTGTAATAGCTCGCTGTAAGCTCTAGAGGCTAGTTCTCGATAGTAATTATAAAGGTCAATAGTCATCAGTCCACAAATTGTATTGTCGTTTCCTGAGGCTAGTTCCTGCCACTTGTCAGTATAATCCATAGGTAGCTCTTGCCACTCCTCGATTATCTGATTGTAATAGACTGGCAGATATCCGTCTGCTATTTCGCCTAGCGTATCCTCAGGATAGGGGTTATCCTGTATCCTGTCCCACTCGTCTAAAATTGCTTGCTTGATATCGCCATAATTTGTTAGTGCCATTTGATTCTCTCCTTGTTTGTGTTTGGTGTGAGCAGTTTATCACAACTTGCTCAGGTTGTCAATTCCTAGCCTCGTCTTTCAATAACCCTGACTGTTCCCACGTCCCAAGAGATGAACTCTCTATCTTCTGCGAACGTGTTCCCTTCGTCTAGCTCTGCCCTGACGATTTTCTTGGCTTCTTCAATCGTGGTAGCTTCGTCAATCTCAATCTCGAAAGTGTCTACCATTTGGAACTGAACTTTGTATACTGGCATTTGTTTCTCCTTTGTTGTTGTATCTGTATTATACTCTAGTATCCCGCATTTGTCAAGATGTCTAGTATCGTGTCTACTTGTTCGTCTGTTAGGTTGTCAATCCCGTCTTGGTCCAACAATCCGTCTGGTGTCCAAATTTCCATTTAGTCCTCCCCTCTTACAACGTCATAGATTCCTACAAGCTTGTGTTCAAAGCTTGCTATCAAGTCTAGCAGACTATCCCAAGATTCTTCTGGCATTTCTAGTTTCGCTATTTCGTGTCTTGTGTCGGACATTAGTATTGATACCAAGTCTTTCAAGACCTTAGTTTCCATTGCGTGTGCCATTTGGCTCTCCTTTGTTTGTTGTGGCAATTATAGCATAGATTCCTGCCCTTGTCAAGCCCCGTTATCAAATTGTTATTTTATGTTTCGGGCACCAAATCTATTCTATCAGAAAAATTTGGTCTTGTCAAGTCTTGTTATCAAATTTTTATAATTGTGTTATGGGCATTTTAGCGAGTGCCCAGCTCGTTTGGCCTAGAGTAGCTCGAACGGGTCCCCGTCCCAATCCTCGAACGCTTCTGCCAGCTCTGACAAGTCTGCCTCCCCATTGTGGTAAGCGTCTACTACTTCTTGAACTTCTTCTCTATCTAGCATTGTATCTCCTTAGGTTGGTGTTGCGTGTTGTGTGTATCTTATCACAGGTCTAGCCTAATAGCAAGTGTATAAGCAAGTCTGCGAGCGCCACTGGTAGCACTCCTGTAATGCTTAGAACAAATAGGGTTGTCTTCATTGTGTCCTCCTCTCGTTGTGTGTTGCGTGGCTATCTAGGCTCTGCCCCTAGTTGCTGGCTTGATTACCAGTTAGCCTGTTAGCTTAGTAGACTCCCCACCAAGCTCTCTTGACTATGTTGGCGTGTTTGCTGGTTGTCTTGCTGTGTGTGTAGGCTTCTGGGTGAATAGCTCGCTCTGTGAAGTCTGCTATCTCAACCCCATAACTTCTAACGATATATCTAGCAGTTCCGCCTATGTCCTCCCAGTTAGCCGTTAGTGTCCCAGCGTTAAAGGGTTGTGTTTGGTGAATTAGCTCTTTAGCTTCTGCGAGTGTCTTAATGTATCCCATTAGTTCTATCTCCTTAGTTGTTTAGTTGGTGGGCATTTTATAGAGTGCCCAGCTCTTGCGGTTAGTTGTTGCGGTAGTTGTCTATACTTTGCTGTTCTCTGCCCTGTTCCCTTGCTAGGCTTCCGTCTGCCAGTTCCCAATTACACTTGTCGCAGTTTCCGCCTTGCCCTTCCCAGTCCCCAGTATTCCAGTCTGTAAGAATTGCTGGGCATAGTTCGCAGTCTGTCCCCTTCATTAGTTGGCTCTCCTTGTCTTGGTTGTGCCTTCGTTGTCGTATGGCTCAAACTCTATCACTTCGACATCATCACCAAAGACCGCTCTAACAGTTGCTAGGACTGTAAACCGCTCGTCCTCGTTGGCTTGCTCTGTTCTGTTGTCTAGTAGCTCGTATAACTCGTTCACTTGATACTCTCCTAATCTGCTAGGCACTTTACCTAACTAAGAACAACGCTAGCACACGCCAGACACAAAACACGCCAAAACGCAAAAGATTTTTGTATCAAACAAATCATTTTATCCGCCTATTTACTGGGGATTAGGCCTGGGGACAACCGTACCCATTTTCTAACCATTTCCAAACTTTTTCAAGCGCCCTCCAATCATAGCTACAATAACCCTATATGCTAAGATAGCACTATGTCAGAATTAATCGTAAACATAGAAGGCTATGGGGAATACACCCTACGCCTGGACTTGCACGACCCAGGGGATACCGAAGTATGGTCAGCAGTCTTTGCAGACCGCAGCGTCGAGCAAGATGAATGGACCGTTTTCTTTGAGATGGATGAGGGTGACTACGAGGTCTGGGACCTAATCAACGTGGCTATCGAAACATATCGAGACGAATACACACCTGACCAAAACCAAGACTAAAAATTTTTCTCGCACATTTTTAAAAACTAAGGAGCATCATGGCAAGAGGACTAACTGAACCAGTAGAACCAGAACAGCCTGAACAGCAAGGCCCAACAAACGATGACATCTTTAAGTTTATGGACCAGCTTGCACTTCACGTCAGAGACATTGATACAAGACTAAGCACTCTGGAAAAAAACTTATTTAGACTAATCAACGACAAACCAGAGAACCCATCGAGACCTTGGAAGAAGGGTCTGTAAGCTGTGCCAAGAGAAGTAGCTCTACTGGATGAAATGTTAATCAAAGCCGCCGCTGGCGGTAAATCTGGCACAGAGATGGAAAGACTAACTGGTATTCCAGCAGCACAGGCTGTTGTGCACGTCAAACAGATTCTTTCAACTCGTGACATCTGGACTGAACAAGAACAGCGTCAACTACTACTTACAGAGCTACACGAACTAAAAGAATCTTTGGCACCACACGCAATCCAAGCTGGTGACCCAGAATCTGCTAGGCTACTACTAAAGACGCTGGAGACAATCGGTAAGCGACTAGATAGCCAGCAGAGTGTTATAGACGAGAACATGATTAAGCTAAGTCATTTCCAGGAGAAGGTTTTGCTAAGGGCGATGGATACCGCTTTAAACTTTGCCAAAGAACAACTGCAAGAACGCTACCCAGATATTACAAGAAGCGAACTTGAGTCTTTGGTTGCAGACGGTTTACAAAAAGCTAAGTACGAGATAATGGAAGATGAGAACTAATGAGCGTTTCAGAGACCTGCTCTTGTGGAGCATCTTTCAGTGCTGAGCGAAACGATGAGCTCAAACTAATAAACGCTTGGCGTACCACTCACAAGTGCTCTTACCCAAAGGGTGGAGATTTGGCTATTGTTGATACTGCACAAAGTTCTATCGCAGAAGATTTTAGAGTTCCAGAATTGCACATAGGTTTCAGGCCTTCTGAAGATGACGGAGATGACGATGATAGACTCCGTAATAGATAATGTAATTTCTGATTTAAGAAAACGTTCCAGAAAAGCCGAGTACTTAACAGATGTCACCCTGTGGGCTAAAGAAGTTCTAGGTAAGACCCTTTGGTCCAAGCAGCGTGAGATTGCAGACAGCGTTGTCACAAATTCCCACACCGCAGTAGTTTCTTGCAACGGTGCTGGTAAATCTGGACTTGCGGGAATCCTGGCAGTGTGGTGGGTTGCGGTTCACGAACCAGAAGATGTTGCGGTGATTTGTTCGGCACCAACTTACATTCAGATTGCCAGAGTGCTGTTCCGTGAGATTCAAGACAACTTCAAACTAGCTGCAGAACATGGGGAAAGACTGCCAGGGTATATTACCCAGTCACAGGAGTGGAAGCTAGATGATGGAACTGTTATGGTCTGGGGTAGAAGACCTGCAGATAAAGATATCGTTTCTGCCTTCCAAGGTATCCACAGAAGATACGTTATGGTTATCTTGGATGAAGCTGGTGGTATTCCAGAGGATTTGTACACCGCTACCGAAGCTGTTACCAACACAGAAGGCGCTAGGGTTCTAGCAATTGGAAACCCTGACTCCAGAGGTACACCGTTTCACAGAATCTTCAGAGAAGACCCAACTTGGAACAAGATTAAGATTTCAGCATTTGACACACCTAACTTTACAAACGAAGATGTCCCAGATGCTCTAAGGCCACTTCTGATTCAGCCAGCTTGGGTTGAGCGTCAGAAGATTTCCTGGGGGGAAGAATCTGCTAGATACAAATCTAAGATTCTAGCTGAGTTCCCAGACGAAGCAGATAACACATTCTTCTCACAAGCTGCTATTGACAAAGCTATTGACACTGAGATTGCAGATGATGCAAACTCATCGGCTGTGCTTGGCGTTGACCTTGCACGATTCGGTGAGGACGATTCTGTGGTTTACATCAACCGTGGTGGTAGATGCCGTAAGCTTGATAGCTGGTCCAAAGCAACTGCAATTGAATCTGCTAACAGAGTACACAGGTTAGCAATCGAGCATGGCGTTGAGGAGATTCGAGTTGACGCTGCGGGTCTGGGTGGTCCTGTGGTAGACCTACTAGCTAACCTAGCTAATGGAAAGTACCTAGTTATCTCGATGCTGGGTTCTGCAGCAAGCAATGACCGCACAAGGTGGCTAAACGCCCGTGCCCAAAGCTTTGACAGCCTCAGAGAGCAGATGATAAGTGGAACATTGGATATTGACCCAGATGATAAGGTTCTTCTTGAGGAAATATTAATGATTCACTATAAGTTCTCATCTAAGGGTGCTATTCAGATTGAATCCAAGGATGATATGCGTTCAAGGGGTGTTAAATCCCCTGACAGCCTCGATGCTTTGGTTTATGCAACCGCAGACCTAAGCAAAGTGATTGATAACCCATACAAAGATAAAAAACCTGGTGACTTAGTGACCTTTGACTATAATATTTTGGACTCTAAGTATCCTTTTTACAATGACTGGGTGTGGTAAAATGTATTACAACAAGTTTTTTCAACTTTTAGGATGTTTTTAATGGATATTTCCAAGTTTTCAGAACAAATTAGTTCGACTATGGCAGAGAATGAAATCCTTCGTGAGAGCTATGCGGCTATGGCGAGCGCATTACTATCACTGGATGATGATGGCTGGAGGGATATCAGCACTTCTGTTACAGAAGATGGTTTTGCCCTTATTGACATCAAACGAGCCGCTAAGAAGATTAGAGAGACCTCAGAAGGTAACCCACTGCTAAAAAGAGGCGCTGGGCTAAGAACTTCTTACATTTTTGGTCGTGGAATCCACTTTAACCAGCAACCACCAAGAATCAAAAGACTTATGGAGACAATGCAGAACCAAGATGTTTTGTTCTCTCCAGAAGCTCAGGTTATCAACGAGCGTAGCCACTTCACAGATGGACAGTTCTTTGTGCTTGGAAATGTCGAAACAAAGAGTTTCCAGAGGATTCCTTTTGACGAAATCAGTGGTGTAGTTACTAATCCAGATGACAACGAAGAGATTTGGTACTACAGACGCACTTGGACTCGCAAGGTTCACGACCTAAACAACGTTACCAACCAGGAAAGCAAAATCCTAAACGTTTGGTACCCAGCTGACACCTACACTGCAACTCGCTTTGCATCTAGGATTCAAAACCAGCCAGTTGACCCAAGCTTCAGAATGTTTGCATCTCGTGTGAACCGTCGTGCTGGAAAGATTTGGGGAGTACCAGATGCTTTCCCAGCTTTGCCTTGGGCACACGCCTACAACGAGTATCTAAAAGATGGCTCACGTATGCTAAAGGCTCTTTCAATGTTCGCTTGGCAATTAAAGTCAAAGACCAGAGCTGGTGCTTCAAACGCTGCTGCAGCTATTGCTAACCCAACTGTTGCAGGTTCTACCGCTGTGCTTGGTCAGGACATGGAGCTATCTTCAATGCCACGTTCAGGTGGCGGAATTGACCTAACTGATGGAAGACCACTTGGCTCTATGGTTGCAAGCGCATTAGAAGTTTCTGTTGTTGCTTTGCTTTCCGACCCAGGAACTTCTGGAGCTTACGGAACTGCACAGACACTAGATGTCCCAACCGTCAAGGCGATGGAAGCACGTCAGCACGTTTGGACCATGTTCTACAAGAGAATCATGGACTTCATGGGTGCTAGGGAAGTTGAAATCAACTGGCCTAAGATTGAGACAGAGCCAAGTCAGAGATTAATGCAGGCCCTTGCTCTTGCCAAGGAGACAAACGCTATCTGGGAAGATGAGTACCGTGAGGCAGTTATCGAGACTTTGGACATCCCAAGGCTACACGATTCTTCGCCTACAATGACTCCAGCTAACAATGGTTCGGCTGTTCCGTCTCAGGGCAACTCTGGTGCCGTCGGTTCGATGCAAGATAATGCAAACGACCTCAGGGACCAAGACGCAAATCCTACAGCATAAATATTTGTTGTATGGTATACTTGTAAATAGCAAATAACTATTGGAGTAATATGGCTATCAACTTAAACGAGTCTCTCGACTTTTCCGCTACCTCAAAAGGAAACAAGTGGAAAGTAAAAGTTATTGAATCTGGCTGGGGCTCATCAGGCTATTACGGACCTGAGATGCTAAAAGAATACGGACCAAGTGTATTCTCTGCTGGAACAAAAGTTTTTATGAATCACCCGTCTATTTCTGAAGAAAGCAACAGACCAGAAAGAGACATTCACCAACTCGCAGGTAAGCTAGTTTCAAATGCAGTATTTGATGGAACTGGTCTTGTCGCAGAGGTAGAGTTTTACTCCCACTATGCCCCTATCATTAGGGAAATGGCTGGAGATGTAGGTTTGTCAATCCGTGCACTTGGTGAAGCCAGTGTGGGTGAGGCAGAGGGTCGTGAAGGACCTATCATCGAAAGCTTGATAGCCGATGAGCTAACAAGCGTAGATGTTGTAACCGTAGCTGGCGCAGGAGGGAAATTTATTTCTCTTCTAGAAAGCTATACCAGAAAAGATACTGCTACCACTCAGGTAACAGAATCCTTATCGGAAGGAAATGGAATGTCCATTAGCAAGGAAGAATTTGACGCAGCAATTGCTGACCTCAAAGCTGCCTTCGTTGAGGCAATTTCGCCTGTTATCGAATCAGTTTCGATTTTGGCGGAAGCAGCTGAGCCTGCTGAAGAAGTTGTGTCGGAAGAAGTAGTAGAAGAAGAAACCGAAGACGCAATTGACCCAGTAGACGTAGCTACTAAATTCAACGAATCAGGTCTGCCTAAGCTTGCCCTTCAGCGTGTAGCTGAGGCAATGAAGTCAGGCTCTGAAAAGTCCGTAGACGAACTAATCGCAGATGAGAAAGCATATGTCTCAGCTGTTAGCGAGTCTGTAAGCGCCCCTGTAGCTGACACCTTTGGTGTTATCCACGAGGCATCAAACACCAGCCCAGTAGACGAGCTAGACGC